ATATGGCTTTCGTTATTCCCAATGAGACCACGACTCCCATTTGATTAAAAAAACCACGAAAAAATACTTGACAAATAAACGGGCGTGTGGTATTATAATTATAGAAACAAGGAAACCGTATAAATTAAGGAGGAATAAAAATGACAAATGCAAGATTGTATAAATTAGCTTATCAACAATTATTAGAGAATTTTGTTGAGGTGTGTAAGGATGTTCTGTCACATCCTAATGATGAACTAAAGCAATATGAAAAGGATATTTTATGGACTGAGTTAGAACAGCTTAAGGCAGAAATGAGAGATAAAAATATTAATTAAGGAGGAATAAAACATGTTAAACGGTAAGATTGTATGGGACAAAAGTTACGGACAGGGTTCATATAACTTTTATAAACAAGCGAAAGAAGTTGAAAGACAAATAAATAACGACGATTTTGTAATAGGAACGGTATTAAGAGTAAATGATGAAATTCGTACCAGAATAGCTAAAATTTTAGAAAGAGGTGAAACTGATAATATAGGGCGTGCAATAGATTATTGCTTAAGAAGCACTGCAAGATACTTGCATAGAATATATTACATAAAAGATGGGCATAAATATATGGCTACTATAGATTTAGTATTGAAAAAATTTATTTTAGAGATTGATTAAAAGGAGGAATAAAAAATGATGAATGAGAAATATAAAATAGCGTATGAATTATGTAAACAAGATATAGAGCTAGGGCTATACGATAAATCTTTAGTAGCAGTGGCTATGCAAATTGGTAGGCTATCCGCCTTTTTAGATCTATCAGACTTCACAGAGGACGAGAGAGATAATGAAGAAAATAAATTGCGTGAATTGTGTAATTGTTGGGAAAAAAGATATTATTCAAAGGAGGAAAAAATAAATGATTAAATACAGACTTCATAATATTACTAATTTCGGCGTAGAAATCCACGACTTCTACACTGAAAACTCACTAAACAATTATATAGCCTTATTTGTCGACACGCCGTACTGGGTAGAAAATTTGTATACTAATAAAAATATTTATGTGGGTTTTGATGGAGAAGCGTATACTATTGATACCAAAGGAAATAAAGACTATATAGAGACATTTAGGCATCATAAAATCGAATCAGATAATGATTCACGTGAAACACCGCATGAAAGTGAAATAGACTGGATAAAAAGGAACGTGCCTGTAGAAGAAGAAAAAGAACCATACACTAAACTAGAAAAGATATCCTCTTTCTTATGTATTTTATCTGCCATTATTATGGCAACATTTTTATTATATCTTTTCTTGTCGTCTGTATCATTCATAGCGGAACATTTTTCAAAGTTTACTTGGAAAGTTTTTAATATTTTATAAGGAGGAAAGAACATGGCAAAATTAACAAATCAATTATTACGTTACAAAGTAATGTTTACAAAAGGTGGTACAGGTGGCTACACTGCTCGCGTCATGATACCAAAAGAAGCGATACGCGATTTAGACATCCACCCGGGAGACAGTATTGAATATACGCGCGTCCCACATGGCTTATTATTAAGAAAAGTGCAAATGGAGGGCGACTAAAAGATGGCAAATAAGCGTATAAAAAAGAAGCAAACAAAAGCTTTTATTATACAGAAAGAATATTCTCACGAATACACTAAATATCTAGCTCGTGTTAGAAATCAACAGAAACAAGGTATACAAGTAAAGATAATTAAGCGAGTAAAAAATCCAAAGCAAGTTTCAATTGATAGAATTAAAAAGCAGACTGCAAAAGAAATACGAAAAAATGCGACGGTTGTTGATATGCTTACAGGCGAGGTTATAACTTTTAAAGAATATGGACGTAAACACGCTCTCGAAAGAAATAGAGTTTTCATTAAATTAACACCACAGGAGCAAGAATATGCTAGGGAGCACGGTTCTGATTTACAAGAATTAAAAGCGATACTAAAAAAGGGTATTAGAGTAAATATAGCAACTCCTGTGCTAGACTATGACGCGATTATAGAATCATGGTATGATTCTTTAGACAGTTTCCACCCAAAAACAGCATTTTGGTTAAGAGAAAAAACAGATGCGTACTTGTCAAGTGCCACAGAAAAAGAACGGGCACTATTTGCGTATACCTATTCAAAAGCATCAGAAGTATTTCCAACGGAGTACTATATGGACAAAGCAATGGTTGACGCTGTGTTTTGGAATATTTTGCAAAGAATGGGTGTTCTTAGTACTACAGAAGATTTCCAAGACTTTTTGATAATGCAAGATATTGTTATAGAAAAAGAAGAGTAAAAACGAGGTGATATAATGCCACGAAAAAAGAAAGTAACCTTTTGGGCTTGCGATTTTGAGACGACCGTGTGGGGCGAAAAAGTAGAACAGGAAAAACGTAAAAAACAAGACAGTGCAGAAGTTTGGGCTGGAGCTGATGTGGCTTTATATGATGAAGACGAAACTGTAACAATAACTCATTCAGTAAGAGATTTTTTAAATAGGTTTTTGACAATGAAAGGAAATAATATATTATACTTTCATAACCTTGCTTTTGACGGTTCATTTATAGTTGATTTCTTATTAAAAGAGGGTTGGAGGTGGGTACACTGTAAAGATAAAGAGATGAATTCAAAAGAGTTTCAAACTTGTATATCAGATATGGGTTCATGGTACTGGATTAAATTAAAATGGAATAAGACTTTTTTGGAGATTCGAAACTCTTTAAAGCTTATGCCCTCCTCATTGAAAAACATCGGGAAATCATTTGGCACAAAACACCAAAAATTAGACATGAATTATGAGGGTGAAAGGTACGCATTTTGCGAAATAACAGAAAGTGAAAAGAAATATATTGAAAATGATGTGTTAGTGTTAAAAGAAGCATTAGAAATGATGTTTTACGAAAAGCACGATAAACTAACTATAGGTTCATGTTGTTTATCTGAATTTAAAAGGTTTTATGATGGTAAACAATATGATAAGTTGTTTCCCGATATCAGAGAAGATTATCTCGATGAATCAATAACAGGCGCATGGAATCAGTGGGATTATGTCCACAAGGCATATCATGGTGGCTGGTGCTATGTAAATCCCCAATATGCGCATACGGTAGTTGGTTGGGGTTTAGTGCTTGACGTAAATTCTCTGTACCCGTCCATGATGCATAGCATCAGTGGCAACAAATATCCATTTGGGCACGGTGAATATCATAGGGGAGCGCCACCCGATGAATTTATAAGCTCCGCTAATAAATATTTTTTTATCCGCTTCAATTGCCGTTTTCAACTCAAAAAAGGGGCGTTCCCATGGCTACACATTAGGCAGAGTGCCTTGTATAAAGCGAATGAAAATTTATACAGTTCGAATATTAGATATAAGGGTGAATATTATCGGTATTATCGCGATATTGACGGACAGATGCATGATACCAATGTTACTCTCACTATGACTTGTACTGATTGGCAGTTGTTCCAAGAGACTTATGACATTTATGATTTGGTCATTTATGATTATGTATGGTTTTACGCGAGAGAGGGGTTTTTTGATGAATACATAGATAAATACGGAGAAGAAAAGAGAACCTCAAAAGGTTTTAAAAGGCAGAAAGCGAAGCTCTTTTTAAATAATCTTTACGGAAAATTTGCCATGTCGGATAACTCTTCCTATAAAGAGCCTTATCTTGACGAAGATGGAATTATTAGATTTATCTTGCACGAGGAACATGAGAAGAAAGTCGGCTATATTCCTATAGGTAGTGCTATTACTTCATATGCTATGAATTTCACAATTCGTCATGCTATGGCAAATTATGACAGATTTTGTTATGCGGACACGGATTCAATCCATTTGATTGGACTAGATAAAGCGAACAAGGTTATAGAGCACCCGACTAACTTTTGTTGTTGGAAATGCGAAAGCACGTTCGATTTTGCATATTATGAACGACAGAAAACTTATGCAGAGCATATTGTAGAAGAGAACCATAAGCCTTGCGAACCTTATCTTGATATAAAAGCGTGCGGTATGAGTAGTCAAGCGAAGAGAAAATTTATTGAAGACGGAAAAGATATATCAGAGTTATCTACAGGTCTTAGCATGGAGACTTGTAACTTGAAAGCAGAGCGCGTGAAAGGTGGTATTGTATTAAGAAATAAAGACTTTAAAATCCACGCTCAAAAAGATAAAAAAATTATAATATAACACTTGACTATATCTAGTTGTTGTGTTATTATAATAATGTAATAAATAAAACATATTACACTACAATTCACACTCAAAGAAACAGAAAAAAGGAGGAAAACAAGATGTATACAAGGACATTTGTTACAGCGGAGGTATCTCTAGAAAGAATCTACAAAGATAAGGAGACTGGTGAAATCAAGAAAGATTGCTTTGACAAAAAATTGCCAAATTGCAAGACAAGAGACAAAGCAGAAATCTTGATTGAAAAACAGTACAAAGGCGATATTGTTTCCATTTTGGATATTAAATTCAAATTAGAGAAACGTGTTATGACAGATGAACAGTTCTTACTTAATTCAGATGTCAAGAGCGAAAAAATTGTTACCGAAGCAGAGTTGCAGGGAATGAAAAATGAAGATTAAAAGGAAAAACAGGAGGTAAATAACATGGTAGAAATTAAAGAAATGAGCAGAGAGTTTACAAAGGTCGAAAAGTATTTAATGACCACAGCACCCGACATTGAGCCATTAAAAAATATCGCTGATGGAGAGTCTATCCCAGTTGACGGTTTTCTTATTTTTGACGATATTAAGGATAGTGGAGAAGTACAGGAGCTTGTGAGCATTATCACACCAGACAAAAAAGTATACTCTGGACAGTCCGCAACCTTTAGGCAGTCTTTGAAAGATATTGAAAGTGTCATGGACGGTGAAAAATTTTCTATCATTAAAATTAGCGGAAAGACAAAAGCTGGACGCGATTATATTAATTGTACCTTAGATGTATCAAATTTATAAAATGATGCCGTGAGAATACCATTTTAATTCTCTTCTTCTAAAGGGGGTGGCTATATGCCACCCCCTTTTTATAAAATAAATGTTTCACGTGAAACATGAATGGAGGTGCTAAAATGTTTGACGATGATTATTATCATTGCGAAAGATTATTAACCATGAAAGATAAATACGGGAAAACGCCAGATATATATATTGTTGATGGCAACAGAACAGCGGGAAAAAGTTACTCTATTAAATGCAGACAAGTTTCTGATTTTTTAAAGGATAAATACAGACCAGAAAACCAGTTCATTTATCTATACCGAAATGTTATTGATATGACAGAGTGTGCAGACACCTATTTTGGCGATATCGCGGAAGCATTTGACGGTTATGTTATGACTGAAAAGCGCTTGATGCGAGGTTCATTAGTACAGTTATTTATCAATGAAGAGCCATGCGGTTATTGTTTGGCTTTAAATGTTGCAAGAAAATATAAAAAAATGCGTGGACTGTTTGTCAATATACGCTCTATATTTTTTGATGAGTATCAAGATGAAGATAATATATATTTGCCAAATGAAGTAAATAAGTTATTATCGTTATGCACCACAATTAGTTCTGGTCATGGTAAACAACATAGACGAGTGATTTTATATATGGCATCAAACACAGTATCGTTATTGAACCCTTATTATAAGGAATTTGGCATAAACAAAATGTTAAAAAAAGACACTAAATTTTTACGTGGTGATGGTTGGGTGTTTGAACGAACTTATAATGAAAATGCATCAACGGCATATAAAGAAAGTGGCATTGCGCGAGCTTTTAAGCACGCTAGTTATAATGAATACGCCAGTGAAAATAAATATTTAAACGATAATGAATGTTTGATTGGTAAACCCTCGGGGCAATCACGTTATATTTGTACAATTAAATTTAACGATAATCTGTATAATGTTAGAAAATACGATGCATGTTTATACGTATCAATGGGTGCAGACGAAAGCTTCCCGACACGTATATGTTTCACGAAAACTGATGTGATAGATAATACGGCTATACGAGTTAACTCGACCCATTACATTGTTACAATGCTACGTGAATATTTTAACAGAGGGTTGCTTTTGTTTGAAAATTTGGATTGTAAGAACATGATATTTGACGTAATATCCTTTTAATGTTTCACGTGAAACATTGACATTTCAAATGATATATGTTATCATAATATTGTACCCAAAATAATACGAGCATTGTTATTGATATACACGCACATAGACAAGTAGTCTGATATCAATTTTTTGGCGTTGCGTTCCCTTTGCATTGATTATTTTGTAACGTACAACATGTTTCACGTGAACAATGTTTCACGTGAAACATTGTTATATACAAACAAATCTATTTGTGTTATGATAGAAAAAAGGAGGTGATATCATGGCACAGGAAATCATGACAGCTATTAACACGTTGGGGCTACCTACAGTTGTGGCAATTGCTTCTATGTGGTACGTGAAATATCGTGAAGATAAAAACGACGCTCGCATGGACAAACTAAACGAATCACACAAACAGGAAATGACAGACATTACAGAAGCAGTGAACAATAATACGCTTGCGTTACAACGCATCTGTGATACCTTTGAACAGAAAAAGGAGGATTGAAAATGAGTGTAAAAAAAGCAGTTGATGTTTCTTATCATAATGGAGTGATTGATTTTGAAAAAGTAAAAAATGCTGTAGACTATGTTATCATTCGTTGCGGTTATGGACAAGATATGACATCACAAGACGACAAACAATGGCATAGAAACGTGAGTGAATGCGAGCGATTGGGTATTCCGTACGGTGTCTATTTCTATTCATACGCAAAAACAACAGATAGAATCGAGGGTGAAATTAATCATTGCCTTAGATTGTTACAAGGACACACGCCTAACTTACCTGTATTTTTCGACAGTGAAGAATCAGGAACGCAAAGAGTAGCAAAGCACAACGCAAAGCGCTTTTGCGATGCTATGCTGACGCATGGATATAAAGCTGGAATCTATGCTAGTAAATCATGGTACGAAAATTACATAGGGGAGACTTGGGGTTATGACTTATGGATTGCTCGTTATGCGAATGCATTAGGTGTAGACAATGTAGACATTTGGCAGTATTCCAGTAACGGCACGGTCGACGGTATTAATGGACGATGTGATGTTAACCACGTTTATAAAGACTATGGAGCTTCAAATCCTGTACCCGATGTTCCACAGAGTCCACCAACGCACGCAACCCCAAGAAATGAATTGATTGCCATAGGACAACAGCACGCCATTAATTTTACAGGTGTTCAAATCGCGGTTGACGGTATTGTTGGGAGAAATACGAAAAGAATGGCGGTACGCGTAGTGCAACACGCTATGAACATGGATTACGGTCGCACGATTGCAGAGGACGGACTTGTAGGCAAAAAGACAAAAGCGAAAGCTGGACGGCATTATGTAAGGCGAGGGGAAACACAGTACTTAGTCACAGCGCTTGAAATCTTATGTTTATTGCAGGGGAAAGACCCGAACGGGGTGGAACACCCCGGAACATTTGGTGGAGGACTGGCGCGAGCGTGTGGAATTGAAATCGTTTACGCAAAAGATATGTTATACATGATTTAATGATTATTCACGTGGAACAAAAATGTTTCACGTGAAACATTTTAAGGGGGTTAGTAAAATGCCAAATATCAATGTAGCGTATCAGTGGGCGGTCAATGCTTGCAATGCACCTAATATTGGTTATTCACAGCAATATCGTAGAGGGCAGACCGTGAACGGTATTACTTATTATGATTGTAGCTCTTTCATATCAAAAGCACTTACAGAAGCAGGGTTCTTTTCCTCGAACCCATGGTTCACCACAAGGACAGAAGAGGGATACTTATTACAAGCTGGATTCAAAGAAATTAACATTAATGAAGCGTGGCAAGCTGGGGATATTGTGTGGCGTAGTGGGCATACAGAGATGGTTTATCAAGGTGGAGGCACAGGAAATGGTGGTATTACCATGGGAGCGCACAGTGGACGCTACCCATTACCCGACCAAGTAAGCATTAATTCTTATGCATCAAAACCGTCCGCATGGACAAAGATATATCGTTATGGCGATAGTGCTGGTATGCCCCTAGAGTGGATTCATGAAAACCGTTATTTGACAGACGATGAAATGAAAAATAATGCATATGTATTTTACAGTACAATGTTTTTCAAAGATTTTACACTCAATTCAATAGCTGGAATGTTAGGGAATATGGAGATAGAATCTAATATTAACCCTGAACTATGGCAGTCGCTAAAAGAGGGAAATTATAATGGCGGATATGGTTTAGTCCAGTGGACACCAGCAACAGTCTACACAGACTGGGCAAATGCTCATGGTTATGATATCACAGACGGGTATTACCAGTGCATATGGCTTGACGAAGAAACAGTAAGTAGCGGACAGTGGATTGAGACTACAAAATACCCGATATCGTGGGAAGAGTTTCGTAAGTCTACGAAAGAACCAGATTATCTAGCGTCTGTCTTTTTAAAGAATTTTGAACGTGCAGGAGTGGAAAAAGAAGAGGAACGGAAAAAGAACGCGCTAAAATGGTACGCATATCTACAAACATTATCGCCATATCCAATCCACCCACATATACGAAAAACAAAAATGCCACTTTACTTTTTCTTGGCTTGGTGATATAATAGAATCTGTAAAAGGGTGACACTAAATAAAGGAGGTAAAATATTATATGGATTACAATGAAGCATTAAGCGAATTAATTGACGCTGTAGCAGACGTGGAGGAACACGGTGACGCTATTGAAGTCTTACAGAACTACGAGAACGAAAGGGATGGAGAGTTAGACAGCGAATGGAGAGACAAGTATCTAAAGTTAGAAGCCGAGTACAAAAAGCGCTTTAAAGAAAAAATGACAGAGGGGACGACTCGTGCAGATGATAAAGGCGAGTCAAAAGATGAAACAGAAGAAATTACCGTGGAAGATTTAGACTTTAATGGTAAAACAGAGTAAAGGAGGTTTTAACCAATGGCAGATGCAACAAATAAAAACATTTTAAAAGCAGTGAAACAGGAACTTTCTTTTGAAGTTCAAAACCACTTGCCTGTAGAAGTCTCAGACAATTTACAGACTGTCTATGATAACATTCTGAATTTTGCGCCTGTTCGAAATGAAATTGTCCCGTCATTAATTAATCGTATCGGTATGCAGACGGTAGACAGTATTGCATGGAGAAACCCATTAGCACGTTTCAAAAAAGAGCCTATGCGTTATGGTGAGACACATGAAGAAACATATGTGAATATGTGCAAAGGTCGTGTATATGATTCACAAGCTGACTTTAAATTTGCATTTCAGCAATACCAGTCTTACATCATGAGCGTATTCCATAATGTAAATCTTGAAATTCAGTACCCTGTTACGGTTACTTATGACAACTTGAGAAAAGCTTTTACAAGTGAGTATGGCATCCGTGATATGATTATGGCAAAAATGGAAAGCGCTATCACAGGGGCGAACTGGGACGAGTATCTTGCTATGCGTGATTTGATTAATGTAGGGTATGAAAAAGAAGTGCTTCCAGCAGTGACCGTTGACGCGATTGTAGATGAGGCATCAGCGAAAAAATTATTGATTGAGGTCAAAAGAGCAGTCGGGGAGTTTGGCTTCCCATTGCCAGAAAATAACCCAGCTGGTGCAACGTCCCACGCTATGCCAACAAATTTGATTTGGATTACAACGCCAGAAGTAAATGCACAGATTAGCGTTGACGCTTTAGCCTATGCGTTCCATATGGACAAAGCAGACGTGACAGTTCAGACAGTGATTGTGGACAAATTCGCAAATAGTGCAATCCAAGGTGTTCTTTGTGACGTGCGATTCTTCAACGTACGCGACCAGTTCAAGGAAATGAGCGACCAGCGACTTGCGAATGTCTTATCTTGGAACTACTTCTATACACAAGTAGAAATGGTGAGCGCAAGTCCGTTCTATCCGATTCGAGTCTTTACGACCGACACAGTTGTTGAAGCACCGACACTTAGTGTGACAGCTGGAACTTACACGGCGGGACAGACACAGGAAGTAGAGGTTACTGTGACAGGTGGAACAGGTACATATCACCAGAATTTAGTGACGCTTGAAGTTGACAGCGGTGCTACTTCTGTTAAGACTTATGTCATTCCCGGAACACATCTCTTACATACGGGAGCGGACGAGACAGGAACTATCGTACTGAAAGCAATTTACAGACCAAATGAGACTATCACAAAGACAGCAAATTTCACAAAAGCGTCATAAGTAACGGAGGTAGTTATCTATGATAAATTTACCTGTTCAAGGAGGGGTTGCACCACGCAACCCCGAAACAAAATTAAGATTGTATAGTGGGATACCATGGTCTGACGATTATGAACACGTTAGATTATACAATTCAAAAGAAGATTTGCTAAATCATTTAGAGTTATATCGTAAACATATCAATGGTATTGACTTGTCACATCTTGCGCCTATAAAGCTAGGGAATTATGATATTCGCGTTCCGTTCACAGAGATGAAAGCTCTTAATCTCAATTATTTAGCTTTTCAAAATAGCGGTATTTCTAATGAATGGGTATTTTGCTTTATTGACTCTATCGAGTGGTTATCAGAAAAAACAACTAGAATTAACTTTTCCTTAGATGTTTTTCAAAATAACTTTTATGACGCAAATATCAAACCTTGCTTTGTAGAGTATCACCATATTCCAAGAAGTAAAGACGAGATAGGGGCAAATCTAACACCCGTAAATATTGAAACAGGCGAAACGATTGTTTCACGACATAAAAAATTGGATTTAACACCGACAGATTGTTGCGCTTTTGTCACAAGAGGGTCAACGGAACAAAGTTGGTTTGAGGGACGTGTGGAAAACGGTGTATATTGTTGGGGTAGTATTGGACATTATGATGTAACTACAGAAGATGGACTAAAAGGAATCAACACATTATTGGAAGATTACAACAACCAAGGCGCGCAAGATGCAGTTATCGGTCTGTTTATGTCTCCTAAATTATGCACACTTGCATTGGGCGGAAAAGAGATAAAGCCTAAAATTACAAGTATGCAAATTTCTGACAATGCTTTTGAGGGTTATAAACCGAAAAACAAAAAGTTATATTCTTACCCTTGGTTATTCTGTCTAGTAGATAACAACCAAGGAAACACACATATTTATAGATATGAGTACAGCTATAACCGTGATAACTCTATTGAATTCGACAGCTATGGTACAATTGCAACTCTACCGCAAGTTCTAACAGCGCCTAAAAATTATAAGACGCGTGAAGAACTAGGGCATGGACTAATGAGCGAAGCGCTTATTAACTCTTCTTTTCCGATGTGCTCTTTTTCTTCCGACACTTATCGGGCATGGCTCGCGCAAAATAAAAGTTCTATCGCTCTATCTCAAGTTCATACCGCTGTCGATGCCACTCTAGGAACAGGCACGGCAATAGCTGGGCTGGCTGGTGGAAGTTTACAGGGAGGTCTTAACAGTCTAGGCAAAACAACGAACGCTTTTTGGGACGCTCTTGGAATGTTAGCCAATCAGACAGACAGAGCAAGAAATTCTGGAGTAACACATGGGAAAGCACTATCAGAAAATGTACTGACAGGAATAAAAGAGTGTGGTGTTGATTTCTATGAAATGTCATGTAAAAGACAATTTGCAGAAATGGCAGATAGTTTTTTCGAGCAATTTGGTTATCCGATAAACAAAATCACAACACCGTATTTGCGTTCTCGAAATTACTGGAACTACGTGAAAACTTCTCATTGCGGATTTACGGGGGACATTGATTTAGAACAGTTGAAAAAATTGAGAGATATATTTGACAACGGTGTGACTTTGTGGCATACTGATGATGTAGGAAATTATGGGTTATTGAACGATTAAAAGGAGGTTCGTATAAATGAGAAATCCATTGCGAATTTTTGAACGAAATGACAATAAAAAGAAAAGTAGTGATTTTGAAACAATCAAATCTATATTCTTTTATGACATTTTCGATATATTTGTAAATCGGTATCAATGGCACAACTTACCTAAAGAAATACTGCCGATGTACATTGAACAAACACTATTTTGGCATGGAGTTGGTGTATTTATCAAAGATGATATTGCAGGATACGCTTTTATGAAAGTTGCATTATCGGGGTTGCCCGATATTTACAATATTCCTCAAGATAGAATTGCTTACACAGCTAATGGTTATATAGAGGAATATGGAAAAGAAAATAGTTGCATTTTATGGAACAACTACTCAACAATGCCGTACTACTACAAAGCTTTAATGTACGCTGACGCTATGGCTAATACTTGGAAAACAAAAGGCATTAATCTGTATGCACAGCGTACACCTGTTGCACTTTCTTCCTCAGACAACGAAAAATTAAGCTTTGAAATAGTAGGCGAAGAATATGACAATTATTTACCTATTATAAAACTTTCCGATTCATTAAATTTAAAGGATATCAAAGCTTTGAACATGGGAGCGCCTTATATTGTAGACAAATGTGAACAAGAATTAAGAGATTTATGGTCACAGGTATTAACATCTTTAGGATATGAAAGCAACCCTGTAGAAAAAGGTGAACGTCTTGTGACAGGTGAAACGGCTGGAAATAACGGACAGGTTGAAGCAAACCGAAATGTTGGTCTTACATTAAGAAGAAGATGTGCAAATGCTATAAATAAATTATGGGGTCTTAATGTAACGGTAGACTTCAATAGTGAACTGCCTACTATGCTAAATGGTTATGTACCCAACAAGTATATGCAAAAAGGGAAAGAGGGTGACGAGATTGAGTAAATACACTACTACGGTTAAAGATATTTGTGAAAGTTTTATCCCTAGACAAGAACTATGGAGCATGGACTTATCAGTAGAGAGAACTATCGACAAAACACAGGATAAATTTTTTAATTTTGATTTTCCTTTTTATTCAGAAGATAGAAAAGACCTGTATACTTTTAAGACATATTTTTTACTTAGGTATTGGAATAATTATATTGGCTTTGAAACTTTAGGAATGTGGAAAACTGCTTTTCTAGCAAAAATGCATGAATTAACTCCTTATTATACAAAATTGTATGATGCAATCCAAAAAGATAACCCTTTTACAAATGTAAATATAACAACCACAGAAGCAGAAACAGGAAACGAAAAAACAACGACTAAAGCAACAGATTCAGTAGACAGCGAGGTAAAAAACAATCAAAACTATGAAAATATTGACAGCGACAACCCACAAGTTACCGTAGCAACACAAGACTATGCGAGCGCTATGAGCAGAGGCGAAACTGTCAATAACACGACTACAAATGCAAAAAATGAACACACAGGAAACGATAACAAAGACAGTAAAAGAGACAGAGACACGAAAGAGATAGGATTAAGAGGAAAATCAACGAGTGAAGCAATCGAAGAATACCGAGATCAAATACAGAATATCAATCGAGAACTTGTAGAAGCTTGCCGAGATTTGTTTCTAAAAGTTTGGTGATAAGGAGGTGAAACGTATGACAGAAGAATTAAAGCCTGTAGTTCCTTTACTTTGTTGCGATATCCCTAGTGTATATAGTAATAAACAGAGTTACTATGAATGTTTGTGCTATATAGGATATAAAGTCAATGAATGTATTGACGCAATCAACGGGTTCACAGATGCATATAAACAGTACACCGACGAAAAAGTTTCAGAGTTGAAAACGTATATTGACGGACTTAACCGTGATATCTACAACCATATCACGGAAGTTGAAACAAATATCCGTCATGATATGGACACTAGGGATAATGAGCTTGACGAAAAAATCAATAAAGTACAGACAAATTTACTTGACAAAATCAGTGCGTTAAACATTCTGATTTATGACCTAAACGCTGAGACAAGAGCGCATATTGACACAGAGGTTAAAAAACTCTATGATTATATCAATGACTATGTGCCAAATAACATGGAGGTGTTAAACCCTGTAAGAGGATATCGAACGAGTCTGAACCAAGCACTAGCAGATATATACGACAATCTACGCTATTATGCTTTGACTTGTAACGAGTTTGATTCATTAAATTTAAGTTGTACAGAATTTGATGGGTTATCAATTAATTGTACAGAATTTGATTTGTACGGTGCAAAAAAATTCAGAGTAGATAGCAACTTATATATGCATGACCCATTTACAGGAAAGTATGTTTTTTATCAAGATGTAATTTACAAACTTGCAGAGTTGCATTTCAATAACCCAATTACAGCTAGCGAGTTTGACGCTTTATTATTGACGGTAACAGAATTCCAGTCTAAAGCCTTAAGCGCTTACACATTTGACAGTAACGCAAAAACGGCGTTAAAATTATAAATTAAAGGAGGATTTAAAAACTATGAGTTCAACAAACAAAACAACCTATTACAAATTAAGCCAGTATATCGGTAGTGATAAGCCGACATATTTAGGCGATTACAATTCTGATATGAGTAAAATTGATGCAGGAATTCACGCGGCAGAAGATAAAGCCACCACAGCTTCACAAAATGCAGGAAGCGCCATCGCTAGAGTTGACGAAGTTGAAAAAACTCTGCAATCACATACAAGCGCTATTACAACGTTACAGACAGATGTTACTGGTTTAAAAGAGAGTGTAAAAACAGCACAGAACACAGCCACCACAGCAGATGGAAAAGCTGATAGCGCACAGCAGACAGCCAACAGTGCACTTTTAACCGCTAATAATGCCAGCGCTAAAGCCGATAATGTGAATAAAGATGTAACACTGTGGACAGGTAGCGTTAAAAACTCAAGTGTTGCACTTAGCGACAGCTTGACAAATTACAGATTTTTATATATTGAAACAAACGCAGGTATTAGCCCATTGTTTGCTTATAGAAATGACAAGAAAAAATATGTCGGTTGTCAACAGGTTTTAAAAGATGGGGCGACAAACACTGTATCTACAATATCAGTCAAACTGGATATAGTTGATGATACGCACATCACGGTTAGTACTAATGTTATTGACCACGCATTTAGTAGTACGCACCCAGCACTTGACGCTGTGTACACATTAGGCATTTATGGCATCCCGAGATAAACTGAGTATGAAAACTAAAATAACCTCACCAATTTGGTGAGGTTATTTTTTATTCCTCCTTAATTTATACGGTTTCCTTGTTTCTATAATTATAATACCACACGCCTGTTTATTTGTCAAGTATTTTTTTTTCGTGGTTTTTTAATCAAATGGGAGTCGTGGTCT